CCTAGTAAAGAATATAGAAGGTAATCCTTTTGAGCATACAATCGCCGCATTCGAACTATGATTACTGATTATAATTTATTCTTAGATGATAATTTCGTTTTTCAGTGTAATATAATTAGTGAACGTAAAGAGTCCATTAAATCAAAGCGGAATTTATAAAATAATTAATAAAATAAATCAAAAAATTTACATAGGAAGCTCTAAAAACATTAGAAAAAGATGGAAAGCACATAGAACTCTTTTGAATAAAGAAAAACATTATAATGAATATTTGCTTGCTGCGTACAAAAAATACGGAAAAGAAAATTTCATTTGGGAAGTTGTAGAGTTTATCAATGTGGATGAACTTCAAGAAAGAGAACAATATTGGATTAATTTTTTTGAAAGTTCTGATAGAGAAAAAGGATATAATTTATGCCCAGCAGCTTATTCTAATTTAGGATTAAAACATACGGATGAAAGCCGCAGAAATATGAGTTTAGCTCATTTAGGTCATAAACATACTCCAGAAAGTAGAAAAAAAATATCAGAATCTCAATATAAAACTGTTTATCAGTTTGATTTGCAAGGAAATTTTATAAAAAAATATGATTCTTTACTAAATGCTGAAAATGAAACGCAAATTCCACGCCAAGCTATATCTGGATGCTGTAGGAAAATAACAAAAAGCGCAAAAGGATATTTTTGGTCTTTCGAAAATTTATTTATTGAATATAAAAAAAATCATTTTACTGAAGCGCCTTGGAAATGGAAAAAAATTCAATGCTCTACAACTTATAAAATATGGAAATCAATAAAAGAAGCCGCAAACGAATTAGACTTGACTATTCATCAAATTCATTTTAAAATAAAGAAAGGATTATTTAAGTATGTATAATTTATGGCTTGATGACCAACGTCTTCCACACGATGTGACTTGGGTTAACATACCGAAAGATCAACATTATTCTGTTGTACGAAGCTACAATGAATTTGTAGATTTAATAACTTTAAGAGGTTTACCAAAATTAGTTTGTTATGATCATGATTTATCCACAGAGCATTATCACGATATCGGTAAGGTATCTATGAGTTATGACACTTATAAAGAAAAGACTGGTTACGATTGCGCTAAATGGTTAGTTGCTTATTGTATGGAAAGAAAAATTAAACATCCTCCATATATTGTGCATAGTATGAATCCAGTTGGCAAACAAAATATTATATCTTACATAGAATCTTATAATAAATCATTTCAAAAATGAAAGAGCGACTAAAAATAGTTAGTAAAGGTTGGGGATTTGAAAAATGGATCGTAAATAATGAAAAGTATTGCGGTAAAATACTTTATATTATTAAAGATCATAAATGCAGTTGGCATTATCATAAAATTAAAGATGAAACTTTCTACGTTCAAAGTGGAAAGATTATTCTTTATTATAGCACCGTTAATAATGGTGTAGAAAGAGCAAATAAAGTTATATTAGGACCGGGAGATCATTATCACATTCCTGTTGGTTTGATTCATCAAATGTTTGCTTTAGAAGATACAGAATTGTTCGAATTTAGTACTCAACATTTTGACGAAGATAGTTATAGATTAGAAAAAGGAGATTAATTATGGCATATCAGTTACAATTTGATTTTGAATCGTCAGAAGAAAAAGAGCAGCGTCTTAAAGAATACGCACATCAACAAGCCGAATTAGATAAGATGTTTGATAAAAACAGTGACGATTATTATACATATAATAAATATATTGATGGTTTTATTGATTTACTTCCTTATCGATTAGGCTGGGGATTCAAACATAATTGGTGCGAAATTCGTTGGTGGTTTAAATGTAAGTATCAGAAATTACGTTATGGAGTTTCTGACGATGATGTTTACGCTTTAGAAACTAATATTGCTAAATATATAGTGCCTCGCCTCAAATATTTTAAAAATAAAGGTAAACCCGGAATTCCTGCTAAATTCGTACCACCAAACTATTCTGATTTATCAGATGAAGATATGAGAAAGGCGGAAGCAATTGGTGAAAAAGAAATGAATCGCATTATTGACGAAATGATTTTTGCTTTTGAATATATTATTGATCCTGATAAATTTGTGCCTTTTCCTGAAGAATCAAGCAAATGGCTTGGAGAAAGAAATTATTTCAATAGAGAAAAAACTATTGAAGAAAAAATAGCTTGGGATGAATATATTAAAAAGAGCAACGAATATGAAGCTCGTAAAAAGAATGGTTTAAAACTATTCGCTGAACACTCTGATATTTTATGGATATAAAAAATAAAGAAATAATCTACGATAAGTGCGTTAGCTGTGGTGAAACAACAAAAGAGCCTATCGGGAAAGATATTAACTATAGAGATAATTATATCGAAGGCGCAGGTCAACTTTGTGAGACTTGCGCCGCTGAACTTGACAATCCAAGTCGTTAATGAAATTATTATTAGCAATTATATTACTTAGTATAGTATATATAATTGGTTGGTATCAGATTCATGGGCAATTCTTATCAGATTGGTTCAAGAAATATGAATATTATCTAATTTGGATTAGCGTACCATCTACACTTATTTCTATTCGCGCAATCAAATTAATAAATGAGTATTTTAATGGTCTTATTTGGCCTAATAGGATACTCACTTTTACAATTGGTATAGTTTTGTTTACGTTTTTAACTTCAATACATTTTGGCGAAAAATTGAGCATAAAAACGTTGACATTATTATGTCTATGCGGTATTATAGTTACACTTCAAGTATTCTGGAAATGAAATTTACTACAGAGCAATACGAGTATATCATAAAAACCCGTGATAGAATCCGAGAGTTAAATATGCAGGAAACGAAGTTATATGATGATCTTATTAAAACTCTTAATATTCCTTTTCATGCAGAAGATTGGATGTTTGATTACATCTACAATGAATATGGAACAATAGATGACATTGAGAATAGAATAAATTCTACAAATGAGAGAACCTAATTTTTATCTAACTTTAGATCTTCCTAAAAATTTCAACAGAGAAGATGCAGAAAAAATTCGTGATGAAGTGCTTGACTTTCTAAACTCTAAGAACTATGATGGCGCGAAGTCTGATGGTAAAAATAATTTTACCGTCAAGATCGTAACCGTATCTACAAATCATGATTGAAAATGCTATTGAACGTCTTCGTGCATTCAACAAATGGCGTACCGGCGAAGATGATCGCACGATGGATGAAATTGGCATCGAACCTAAACAAATCACAAAAGACATTGATAATATCTGTGATGAACTAGAAAAACTTATTTATATGTATGCAAGTCGTAATTAATACTAAACAGTTTGGATCATTTTCTATAAGCAAGAAAGCTATAGAATATATTCAAAAAAATCTTAAAAACAAACAAGACAAAAATTCTATCGGTTATTATTCATTTGATAACGATAGAAGCAATGATTTACTTGTAAAAGCTGTATCCAAATTAAAAGATAAAGCTAATGGCTTGTATGCTGAATTAAAAATAGTAGAAATTCCTGATGATATTGAATGGAATGTTTTTGCTGTGAATGGTGTAGAGTGGATCGCTGAAAAACATCGAACGTGGCGATGAAACCGCGAATATTAAAACGTGCAATAGAAACTGCTCATGCACTTTGTCCCACTAATTGGAAGAATGTAAACAATTCTCATATAGCTTTTTTAGTAAAAAAGAACAAGATTACTAAAATAGGATGGAATAGAAAAAGAACGCATCCTGAGATTTCCAAACATCCTTACCATGAAGGGTATGTTGGCACTCATGCCGAACTTGATGTTATCCTTAAATCTGGTGAAGATGATCTTCAAGATCATAGTATGATTGTTTTACGAGTTGATAGAAAAGGAAGATTGGCGAATAGCAAGCCATGTCCCGGTTGTTTGAGTCTTATTAAAACTTATAATCTTAGCGATGTTTACTTTTCTAATATCGATGGAAAGATAGAAAAATTGTGAAAAAATGATTGACTTATACTAATGAAAACTTAGTATAAGCACGATGAAGAGAGATTTATACATGAAGAAGCCACAAGATAAAGTTGTTCTGCAAAGTGATGATTTAATATATGATGGAAAGAATATAGTTATTCCTTCTTATTATGCTGGAGTATTTTATGATTACTTAACTTATGTTGATCAAAATAAAATGAATGATGCGGATAAGCAAGATTATTTCGAGTTTCTTAAATTCATTGAGGATATTCTTGATTATAAACAAAGCAAATATAATAAATAAATATGGGAATGTACGATACTATATATTGCGAATATAAGTTACCAATGCCAACAGATCCAAAAGGGTTTGTTGGTTGCGAATCTTTTCAAACTAAAGATTTTGATTGCGAGCTTGCAACTTATAAAATAGATAAAGATGGCACACTGTACATACAAAAAGTTCTCGGTCACCGTGTAGAACCTGAAAATAAAAAATCAAATAGCATATTTGATTCTATTGGTAGATTTGAAATTGATAAACAATGGTATGAGCCAGTAAATGATACTACCACCATCAATATGTATGACTTTCAAAATCATAATGATGGTGATTACGATTACTTTATTGAATATCGCGTTTGCATAGTTAAAGGTATTGTTACAGACGTTTTTATTACAAATTTTACTACTCATGATAACGCGGATAGAAAAAAAAGAGACATCGAATTCAAAAAAAAATTACAAGAAAATTGGGAGTTCAGACAAACTCGCAGATATAGATACTTATACAAACATTATAATTACTGCGTTAGTTTTATTTTTCGGCGTTTAAATAAATTTTTCTCATCAATTCATTCTAATCTTTATAAAATAGAAAGATTTTTCAAAATATGAAAGATAATGTATATTTCATCGATCCTAATTTAATTGTAAAAGATACAGATAGAGGTTTAGGTGTTTTTACAACTAAAAATATATCATCTGGTACTGTAATAGAACATTCTCCTTACAGTAGTTGCTGGAAATCAACGTGGCAAGACACTCCAGAAAATCTTCGTAAAATAGTTTTTTCTCATCCGAAAAATAACAATAATTATGTTATTGGTCTCGGTTATATTTCAATATATAATCATAAGGATGATAATAATGCAGAATGGATAACCACAGAACAAGGTTTACTCATTAAATCTTTAAAAAATATTTATGCTGGAGAGGAAATATTTATTAATTATGGTGACGCTTATTGGTCTGGCGGTTGGCCTAAATATTAAAATAATAAATCATGACAGTTATCAAATTAAACAAAAAAGAAATAGATTATGTATTGTCTTTGGCTAAGAAACGTCATGATGCAAAACCAAGCAGTATAAAAAATTCTGGCATATTAATCGATAGAGATGTTTCTAATCCTCTAGAAGATTATTTGCCTCATTTTATTGGTCTAGTTGGAGAATACGCTTGGGCGAAGCATACTAAGCGCGAAGTTGATGAAAATATATACACAATTCGCGATATTGAAGATTTTAATGGTGAAGAAGTAAAAACAATTACTTATTATGGCGATGGCGAGCCTGAATTAAAAGTAAAGCTCAAAGAATACGAGAATAAAAAGCCTAAAAAGTATATTTTGGCGCGAACAGATAAAAATAAAATTCTGAACGCTCTTAATTCTAATACTCAAAAATCTATTGATATAGAATTGTTAGGTGAAATATCCAGAGATAATTTTGATAAAAAGAAAATTAAGAAGCAGTATGGACCTAAAAATCCGATGAACTATGTAATTAGTTTATCGAAAATGAATAAGTTATGAAATTCAAGAATTTTGAAGGTGTTGAATATACTGTAAATTATAATAAACCATTAGGGCGACATCACGCTTCTGGTTTATGCGATTCTCCTGATACAGAACATCCTCAAATTCATGTTGATCCTAGATTATTAACTCGTCGCCAATTAAATGTTTTGATTGAAGAAGTTTTTCATGCACATCTTTTTCATTTACCTGAAAGAAAAGCCAGAAAATTTGCTGCGAATCTAGGA